AATTTGTGGCTAACACCAGATGGACAAGACTGGAATACCAATGTAAAATCTAAGTTAGATGCATTTGAAACCCTAAGAGAATACATTGTAGAAGAAATGATTGATTCATTAGATAGTCAAGTGTTATCTGAGTTACGCAACCTTACTGTAATGAAAGTTACACCACAAGCACCATATGGTATGCACGATGACCTTGCAATGAGTATGGCATTGGCATATCGTTGTGTGCGTGATATACCACAACGAAAACTGACTCTTGCTAGACGAAACCTAATGGATATGTTAATCTCTGAAGTAAGAGCGACAAAAAGAAAGTATCAACCTATTGCTTGGAAAGTAAACGAATGAATCCAAAAGTTATACAAACATATTATGCAAATCATACAGAGTATTGGGATAAACAACGACACGAGTTACGCAAATTGCGTAATGCGTATATGACAAGGTATTGGGATAAGAACGCACAGAGTGCCAACATAATCATAGAAACATCGAGGGCCTATGAGTTTGTTGAGGGATATATAGCAAGTTTATTTGCACGCTCACCATCTGTTGTTGTGCAAGGCGATGTACGTGGTAAGGGAGACGCCAAAATCGTACAGGCCTTGTGCAATAACTTTCTTGGATCCGTAAGAACCCAAGTGGAAGATGCAAGCAGACTTGCTATTATCTATCCTTGTTCCTATCTTAAACTAATACCAAAGAAACATCCAGATCCATTCAAACGTGTTAGTGTTATCTCCATAGCACCGTGGGATGTTATTGTAGATACCGATGCACATTCTTGGCAAGATATGAAATTTGTTGGGCATCGATACTATCTTACTTTGAAAGAGTGTCAAGAGAAGTATGGTGTCAAGAAATACAATGCACATCAACTAATCAAGTTTCTTGATAAATCCGACAAAGACTTGGGATACCAACAACAACAAGAAACAAACAATTCAGAATTTCAATATGTAGAACTTATAGAGTTTTACGACTTGAAGAATGATAAACTGTATGTATGGTCACCAGATTATTCTAATGGCGATAAGATGTTGTATGATGGTGTTAGTATTCCTGTTGGTGTTGGTGATGATATAAGAGAAGAAAAGTATGCAGAGATACCATTCAAAGATGAAAGTGGGTATCCTATCTCTCCTATTGTGCCATTATATTATAGTCGAGAACCAGACAATGCAATGCGTGGATATAGTGCATTGCGTAGAGTATACGACCAAATACAAGAGATCAACATATTGCGTACCTATCAAGCAAGTATGGTGCGTAGAACTGCAAGACAGTGGGTTGTAGAGAGTGGTGTATTTGACCAAGAAGCAATGAGTAAACTATCACAAGGTGTGGATGGAGAATTTATTGAAGTAGAACTATCACAAGGACAATCTCTTGCTGGTAGCATTATACCTGTGCCACATACACAGACACCACCAGAACTAGAGAGATATGTGCAACAAGTACAAGATGATTTTGAACGTGGTAGTGTTATGGCACCATTTACACGTGGTGAATCATCGAGAGCAACTGCTACGGAAGTTACAGCATTAGCGGCTTATTCATCATCTGAGATTGGAAGACTAGCAAGAGAACGTGACGCAACGATTGAGCAGATAGCACAAGTATATATCTCAATTATGAAAATATATCTTGCTGAAGATGGAGATAGTATTATCATTGATGGAGAACCAACAATCATAAAAGAAGAAGATATAACTGGTGACTTCAAATACTTTGCTAATGATACAGGATCCACACCATTGAGTGAAGCAGTAAAGAAACAAGAGTTTCTTGCGGTAATGCCTGTGCTTGCAAGTATGGGTGTACCACAAGAAGAACTGTTGTCACATATTGTTCATATGATGGATCTTCCAAAAAGTTTTATATCCAGTGCTGGTGGTGCTATTAGTGGTGGTAATACATCCAATCAACCATCTGTACCACAACAACAAATGGCAGAATCACAAGGGTTGCAAGGACAACCATCTGGTGAAGATGTAATGCAGTTTCTACCACAAGGATAACCTATGCCAGTATATACATACTATTGCAATACGTGTAAGATAAGTGATGATCACTTTGGAACGTTTGAAGATTTAATGGCTTGTAGGCCAAAGTGTGATCGATGTGGTAGTGATATGGCTAGACACATTGGTGTATTTGCAAAAACTGCTGGGAAGTGGGGAGATAGTCTAGGATACTTTGATCGTGGACTAGGACAGTATATATCTTCTCCAGATGAAAGAGAACGCATAATGGAAGAACGTGGCCTAGTAGAAGTAAGCAAGGCACAGTTAGACGAAGTGCAACACAGAGAATATACAGAACATATTCAACACCAACAGCAAGTATCATTATTTCAAGATACAATGAAAGCAACAAACAACAATATAACACAATCAATAGATAAAACATTCAACCTTACGGAGAACTTATGAGTGCAACACAAATGGGTATGGAACCCACAATGGCTGGTATGCCAATGCCACCACGAGATTTATTACAAATGGCTGGACAACAAGGTAGAGAAATGGATATGCAAAACCAAGAGTCTCTATCGATGATGGCACCACAAGGCGAGTTTAGCAAAGGTGCTATGAACAGAGTTATTGGAGAACTGAACAAGGTATTAGCATTGTTCCAAGAGTCACCATATGCAATGGTAGAAGAAGATATGACATCTTTTCCAAACGATCTTATGAATTTATCTGCTATGGTTACAAGTGCATCCGGTGATGCTATGGTAGAGTTTGACTTCATACCAGAACAAATACAAGACGATAGAGATTTATCTTTACTTGCTGGTAAACTATCTAAACTTGCAAAAGATAAAGACTTCAAACGATTCCTTATGGATCAATCACCCAAAGATAAATTGCTCGGAGAACCCAAAGCAGAACCTACACCACCACCAACACCAGCACCAACATCTTCTGAAACAGATATGTTATTTGCTCAAAGGATGTAATATGCCAGTACCATTGATGATAATACATCTTGCTAGCAAAGGCGATGGCAAGGCTAAACAAATGATAGAAGAATCTTATGGTGTTGGTGATGGTGGTAAATGGGCAAATGACTATTTATCCAAAGGTGATTCTTGTGGTTGCGAAGAAGAAGAACCATCGCAAGAAGAACAATATATGGATGAAGAAGATATGCCTATGGCTGAATCGCAACAAAAAGTGCCACAAGAGATTTCTATGTTGGCCCAAGAAATATATAAACTATTTATGGACAGAATAAAATAAAGGAAAATAAAAATGGAAAATCAAGAAACAACAACACCAACAGAAACAACAGAAACATTTGTTGAGCCTAGTAAATCCGGTCCAGTGCATCAAGATGTACACGATCAACGTGTAGAACAATTGTTGCAACACCACGAACGTAAACGTGTAGAACAAAATAAAACACTAGAACAACGAATGAAAGAAGAACAAGAATCATTTGATAACGCAAAGTTAGATAATGAATCTTGGCAAAGTGTATACGAAAGTATGCCAGAACCTGTGCAACGTGCAATGAAATCTCTGCGTGCTGACTACACTCGTAAGACACAAGAGATAGCCAAAGAACGCAGAAAGTTAGAAGATTTACAATCTAACTTGACAAACAACGATGCATACCAACAGTTGCAAAAACTGGCACAACAAACAACAGATGGTGAGTTAGATCCATTTAACCCACAATCTTTCCAATCGTATATTGATACAATGGTTGCACAAAGACTACAGGCCATATTGGAGCCAATGGCACAACAACAGTTAAAAGTACAATCACAACGCAAGTTAGAATCATTTATGGATGAGCATCCAGAGTTACGTACAGATAATGATTTGCGAACAGAAGTACGAGAAACATTGTTGAAGAATGAGAGTATGACATTGGAAGATGCATACTGGGTTGTTCGTGGAAAACGTTCTAAACAACAAGAACAACAACAACACGAATATGAACAACAACAAAAGGTAGCACGCAAACAAGTTGCCGATAGAATCTCTAGTGGACAAAGAACTGGATTTACTGCTCCAGCAGACAAACAGTTATCTGCCACGGATATTTATGAGTATTTGTTGAAACAAAAGAAATAATGTGGTATGGTATTCTTGTATCCTATTACTCTTATAGAACACTTCTAGGATGCTCTCCCCATATTGGACACGAGAATAACCATTCATTTTTTTATTACATTAAACTTTGGAGATTATAATTATTCCTATTCAAGCAGACATATTATCGTCAACACTACGCATTTTGCGTGACAGAGAAGTGGATCAAACATTCCGTACTATTCCATTATTGGATGCTGTCAAAGCAAAAGGTAACGTTGAAATTATCGATGGTGGACAAAAAGTAGACCACCCAGTTATCTTATCAGAACATTCTAACATTACACAATTGTCTTCTGGTTATGAGTCAATCAACCTTGCAGTGAAAGATGTATTGCAAGTTGCTAGTTATAACTGGTGTGACTTTGTTGCTCCTATTGTTCTTACTCAAAAAGAAGAACTATCAAACAAAGGCGAACGTGCAATCATCCGTATTGCAGAGGCCCGTTTGAAATCTGTTATGGGTATGTTGCAACGTGAGTGGTGTAAGCAAACTGTTGCTGGTACTTCTTCTATTCTTACTGAACTAAATACATTCAATGGTGAAGGAACCACTGCAGTATCTGCAAATACAAATGGTTTCTTTGAAGTAGATGCATTTGGCTCTCAAACCAATAGCATTGGTGGCTTGTCTAAACTTACATATAAGCAAACTTGGCAAAATCAAGTTGCTAATGTATCAGGTAACTTTGCTAGCAATGGTTTGAAAAAAATGTCTAACCTTATGATCAACACTCAAACATATTCCCCAGAAGGTGAAATTGATTTGATTTTGGCCTCTCCTATCTCTTATGAGTTGTACAGAAATGAACTTACTCAAAAAGAAAGATATGCTAGTGTTGAGCAAATGAAAGCCACATCTGGTAAGTTAGGCTTGTTGTATAATGGTGCTATGATGTACATCGAACCAAATCTTGGTTTTGAAATTGCTGGTGGTTCTGGTGATAAAATCTCTATGTACTTCTTGAATACCAAAATGTTCAACGTATACTTTGACAAAGATGCAAACTTTGAAGTATCCGATATGGAACGTATCAGCGGATATGCGGCTATGACTGCAAACGTATTGGTTCGTACACAGTTGGCTATCTCTCACTTGGCATCTCAAGGTATCTTAATCAATGCTGAAGCATAATAGGGGGAACGTATGGCTCAAAATACATTACTACAAACCTTAAATGATAGCACATCTACTGGTACAGTTAGTGCATCTCACCGCAGACAAACAGAAATGTTTCTTGCAAGTGAGGCTCTTGTTGCTGGTGATTGTGTTGGTTTTGATTTGTCTCAATCTGCTGATGCAGACAAGATGCTTAAAGTTGTAAAGGTTGCAAGTGGAACTGGAACAAAGAAAGCATTTGCTGGTGTTGTATTATCTTCTTCAGTTGCAAGTGGTGACAGAGTGGAAGTTGTTATCGCTGGTATCTGTGATGCAAAAGTAAAAGCCGATGTAACTACTGTTGCTGTTGGTGATTCTTTGAAGATTGATTCTAATGCTGGTAAGTTGTTAAAGTATGCTAACACTGATTTATTGCCACCAGTGGCATATGCAGTAGATGCATCTTCAACAGATGGACTATGCACCATTTTGGTTATCAAACAATTCTAATAAAATTTTCCATTTTCTCTCACTGTTCTATGAGCAGTGAGAGTTTTTTTAGGTGATGTATGAAACTATCCGAGATACGAGAATATATTGGTAACATCCTAGACTATCAACCAAACATCACTACATATAATGCACAACTGAATGATGTTATCAATGATCAATACTATAAACTGTTTACTGAGAAACCATTTGTCTTTGCACAAAAAGAACAGATTATTGTAGCAAGAAAAGATAAAGATGTAACTGGACTAACTATTACTGGAACCAGTGTGTATTCTGCTACTGCAATGTTTGATAGTACAATGGCTGGAAATATATTTGCAGTAGGTGAAGATGAATATGAAATAGCGTGGGTTGTATCATCCACACAAATATATCTTACTACTGCGTTTTCTGGTACTGCCGTATCTAGTGGTACAATACGTTATCGATATTTAGATATGCCAAGTGATATGGTAGAGATTGTACAAGTACTGAAACGTGCTATGCAACTATCTCCAACAGAACCTGGAAGATTGATACCAGTTACACGATACGAAGATGAATACTATAATCTGCCATTGAATGAAGTAAATCTACCAAACTACTGGATACAGTATGATGATTATACATTGTTGCCACCCAAAGCACCAAATATAACAGAGTATTCTACAACAGGTGGTAAAGGCAATAGAACATTAGAATTTGCATTGACCTATGTGTATGCTGGTAGAGAGTCTGCACTCTCACCATCAACAACACTAACACTAACAGATACAGAGATAGCAACTTGGACACCTGTTGCAAGACCAAATACCAGTGGTCGATATTATAAACTATATTGTCGCAATTCAAACTTTAGTAATAAATGGTTTCATATACCAGAGTTATCTGGTGGTGGTGCAAGCATATATAGTCCAACATATAGCACTGCAACAAACTTTGAAGTTAAAGAGTCAGACTTTGACGACAACTTCATTCTGACTTATGGCACACATAATCAAGCAGATGGTAACTATCAACGTATACGTTTGTATCCTAGACAAGATTTGAACTATGATATGACAGTACGATATATGTATCGGCCTCGAAGATTGCTGGATTCCGAAGATACACCAGAGTTTCCGTCAGCACATCATCAAATACTTGCATATATGGCATTGCGTGAAATCTTTATCAAGCATGATAACAATGCACAAGCCGAATTATATGCAAAGAAATCTGCACAAGAAATGCTGAAGATGGAACAACGGTATCTAAATAACATAGCCAAAAGATATGTTAAACGATACATGCAACCAACTACACTAGATCCTGTGCCATTGTATGCACCATTGAAGAAAGTATGAAGAACGAATCATTTACTGTACCATTGCTGAAAGGTATCTCTGAACAAGAACCACAGTTACAAGATAGTTTATCTGAACTTGAAAACTGGAGAACAGATACTATTAGTAATGGATGGACAAATACACTTGGTTATGAACGAT